GATCACCGGGGTTTCACATGATTGAGCTTCGGCAACCGTGATCCCGAAACCCTCACCTAAAGTTGGGGCCAGAAGGCAATCCATCCCCGTATAACAGGCGGCAAGGGCATCCGCCGGGAAACCTAACCGGTTCTGATATTGATTAACAAATTTTACTTTTTCTTCCGGGATCCCACATGCGGCAATCAGCGGATCCAGAGGAATCCCGCCCATCCCGCCGTACCGTTCCGTATGCATATACAGAACCGCATCATCGTGCTTTTCGGCAAACATGGCGAAGGCTAATAGTTGGGCATCAAAGGCTTTCCGTAAAGGAATTTGGCCTTTGTTAGCGTTGACGATCCCCACGACGAAAGCATCATCAGGGACACTCATCAATTGCCGCCCGGTTTTCGTGACTCCAAGGTCATCAGTTACCGACGCGGTAGGTTTGAAAATATCGGTTTCGATTCCGTGCGGAATATAGGAATGCTCGAGCTTCGCTTTTGCCATTTGATCCGCGCCATATTTGCTCATAGCGACCGGATGAATATTCGGTTTCTGTAGAACCGTCAGAACCATTCCAGGGATCGGTAAATGATCGATCGGTGTCCAGGCAACCACCGGCATTTCATCCCACTTCGGATGTTTCAAAACCCACACATCGTAAAGCGTGAAAACGTGATGCCGGTGATTCGGATGCTGCCGTGACCAATCCACGAAATACGGATGCACCATGTCTTGGGAATAAGCATCATAGCCGCGGGGCAAATGTTCGATGCCTTCCCAGCTACTCGAAGTTGCCTCGAGGCCGTAGTTACAGGCAACCGCGATATCGTGCCCATCCGCAAGCATTCGGGAAACTACTTGCTTAGTTTGCGTACCGTATCCGGTTTGTGCGAAAGCAGCATTCGAATACCAAATGCCGGCAATCGGCGGTGTTCCGTTCCTTGCTCGTCTACGCCTCTCAGCGCGGTCCACGTTTCCTCCGATGGGGCAGGTTTGGCAGGTGAGAGGGGAACCGGGCCGCCTGCCTTCGGCCCGGCTCCCCCGTTTGCTTCAATCGGTTAAGCAGCGTTACCGATGAAGTATTTCACGGCGTCGGCCTGGCCGAGGTCGCCCCACAGGCGGAGGGTAACCCGGAAGCCGATTTCGTCGCTCTCGAAGTAGGCATCGTCGCTTCGTGCGATTTCGATCCCGCCAACTTGACGAACATGGTATGAACCGAACCAGCCGAAAAGAACCGACTTTGCGCCGAGTGCAGTCGCCGCGACGTCGGGGTTTTCGATGATCGGGAAGCCCATGAAAACGTCCGGAGCCCCCACGGTAGCGGCCGGCACATACAGGTAATTACCTGCAGTATCCTTGAGCTTCCGGAGAGCACCCATCGAGGTGCGACGCATCATGAACCCGGCCCCGAGACGGACGTAAGCACCGTCAACGGAATGCGCGAGATCAATCAGATTATCGGCAGAAAACGCACCTGAGACCGCCGTCGATCCCGTGATACCGCTGCCGGCCGCCGTCACAATTCCGTTAGCCTCGTTTGTGCCGGTTCCGACCGTCAGCAAATTATTTGCCTTGATCCCCACGGACGTTCCCAGGGTACGGGCAAGGTACGACGGAATATCGATCCCGGAATCCGTGAGAATCTCTCGGGAAACGATCGTGAGGGCCGCCACCTTCTGGGCCTTCAAGGTCAGAGAAGTGAACGTAGGATCGAGGGCAACAATCGTTGTACCCTCGTTAATCGCGGTGCCGAGAGGCCGAGTCGACTCCACCGGAACCTTGATGTCCTCACCGGTCGCGGTGTTGAGCAGAGTCACAACGGACCCGTCGAGCATCGGTCCGACCGTGACCAATTTCTCTTGAAGGACATCATAAAATGTCTGTGGGAGAAGGCTTGAATCGTCGGACTTGTTAAGGTCACGACGCTCGAAGGTAGCGGAACGAATCTCCCCGGAAACCAGCTTCCGGAGGGTATCGAAGTCCGAGCCACGGCGGGCCGCCGCAACCTCACGAACCTCGGGGGCATCGATCATCGAAGCTTCGATATCCTTCGCCCGCATCTCTGCCGCACGAAGATCCTCGATCTTCTGTGAACGTGCGTCGATGTCCTCGTTAATGCGGTCGTACTGTGCTTGCTCCTCTGCGGTGAGATCACGCTTCTCGGCGGCAGCAGCATCGAGCAAACTCTTAGCCGCGTGCCAAGCCTCCTGACGCGCCTCCACCTGACGCTTCAAATATTCCATTTCGGAATTCTCCTAAAGAATTGTTGGGATTGTTTATGCTCCGGCGCGGCTCCGCACACGGTACGAAAAAACCGGCTCCGATTTTTTCGCGGTGGACATGCCCGGAATTGAACCGGGGTTTGGACAAATTAAATTTTTTGGATTTGTTTTGTCCACTTATCCTGTCATGCCCGAGTCCCCTAACCGGCCCGTCATATGTGACGACCTAATCCGGTTAGGGAAAACTAGATAGCTTTCGCCAATAGGTCGATTTGCTTCATCAGCAAACTAACCGGGATCTTTGCCACCGGTTCATCGACACCGGCCGCACGGTCGACAACCTTACGAAGGATGCCGGCCTGATCTTCGTTCAATTCGCCGGCCTCGAGTGCGGAGATAGCATCCGCGAGAGCCGTCGGATCCGTTTCCGTACGCTTCGCAATCACCCGAAGATTACGAACCGAAGCGGTCGTGGATGGATAAGCCGGCACCGCGGTGACCACGCTTACTTCATGGAGACGCACCTCGAGTAGTGTTCTCTCACCGCCGTCCGATGACCAAGAATCCTTCACGGTTGAGAAACCGAAACTCATGCCGGTGATATCTCCCCTTGAAACCAAAGCGCGGATATCGCGGCCGGCCGTCGTATCGGGTAGATCGATCTCCACATAACCGCCCTCGGCACGGTCCTCGATCCGCAGAGTCTTAGCCCGCGTCGATCCGAGCAGCATCGTATCGTCGTGATTGACGTAAGCCCGAATATCATTCTTCGACTTGAGGGTCCGGGTGAATGCGCCTGGCGCGATACGCTCCGTGAACGGTAGCGGCAGCGAAGGTTCGTTGTATCGCCATGCGTAGCCGGCGAATGTCATCCCGTCACCTTCGGACCGGACTTCGCAAACCGTCGCCTCGAAGGTACGGATTTCGACGTTACTCATTATGTTCCTTTCGCCGCGGATCATCTCGGCAGTACGTTCCAGCCATGCCCGGGCCGGTTCGGGATCCAAAGGATCGATTCCCCACAAGTAATGTGCGACAGCGCCGGCACCGGGCCAGCCGTCATCGTCGGGATCGGAATTAGACGGCGCCTCAAGGTCGACAGCGTGGCGGGCCGCCCAAGCATTAGCCCGGATCACTTTGTCGTCCGACATTTCCCCATCCGCCATTAAACGGGCCTCCCGGATTGTTCGGTCGGTGAGGCCGTCACCTCCGAAGCCTTCCGCCCGAAGCTCGAGCCCGCGGGCCGCGGCCGCCTGGATATATTCCGGCGGGGTTTGCTGCCGGATCTCGATACCGCGGATTTCCTCCGGGTCGAGGGTAGGAATCCCGAGCTCCTGGAAAACCGCAATATTGTCCGGATCATTATCTATCGCTAGAAGCACGTTATATGTTTCCAGGATTGTTTCCGCTACGGATTTCTTCCACGCCGGGGTTTCTTCGTTCGAATCTTTCATGAAAAGGAAATCGAAATCGATGTCGAAGGATTCCAGCTGATCGAGGGTTTCCGATCGTTCTGATTCTGGTCTCGCCGTCACGATGAAAATTTCGGCATCCTGAGAATCAAGGTAATCGATTAATTCGAGATTCGGTCGGCCTGCCGTTATTAGGGTGCCGTCGATGTCGACAATGATTGCCGGTTCCCCATCGATATTTCGTTTCGCGGTTCTCGTCGACTTTGGATGATCCTCCGGGAGAAGATCATTATCGGTGACGTAGTTAGGGTTTTCCGGTGAACCGGTTCGAAGCAAGAAAAGAAAAGAATTAACTCGGGCCATAGCCCAAGCCCCGCGAGTCTGGCCCGGCCGGTGGCTAGTCGAATAAGCCCCGGCACCGCGGCGGTATACGGCGGCCAGCATCCCGAATGTTGCCCGGGTCCAATCCGGCCGGTCATCCTCCGCCATTTGATCGTTATGTTCGGAGACTTTATTTCGAAGGGCCGTTTCGGTTGCCTCCGATAATTCGATATCCCCACCCGGGCCGCCGCCGGATCCCGGTTCGTTTACGTCACTACCAGAAATCTGGTCAGCTTCCGGGGCCGGTGTATCCGCTTGCCGTTCCTCACCCTGCCAAGCATTGCAATAGTAGGCACCGGAAACGAAAGCTTCCCACCTCGAGCACCACGCTAAATCCTCTTGTATTTGTGTCTCGTCATAGAAAACACAATTGCCGCAAGCCCGACCATCCGGGACATCATCCGCTAAAGCCGGCCGATAGTTCGATGGGAGCTCACGGTAGGATCCGCCCGGTTCCATATCCTCGGCAATCGAGATAGCGACCATTTGATCGATTGCGTCTTGCTGCGTTGTATGACACCCGATTACTTCGCCGTCCTCTTTCACGACAGCGTAACCCGGGCATCCTTCGGCCTCACCTTCACCGGTAACGAAGTAAGGCATTAGCTCGTTTGCCTCAACCAGGAAACCGTGTGAGAACCGGAATCGCTCACCGCATAAACGGATTCATTTGGATAAAGATCAAATTGGATTGTTGATTCCTTAACCAATAGAAGTCCTGTCGCAATCGTCACCGATTGATTTCCCAGGAATAATGCTTTCGTATTGTCATTGTTATGAACAATGATTTTGCTTGCTCCTGGATACGCTCCGCCGATAAGTACCGGGGTAGCCGTGCCGACCGTGACTTGCCCACTAGTAATCATTTCACTCCACCGGATACGCTGCTGAGGGATTCAAAGGATCGAAGGCGGCCGCCTGCTGCAGCTGCACCGAAGGCAAACCGGTATGGTCAATTTGCGGCAGGCCCATAGCCTGCAAAACCTGTTCCGGCGTGAACCCGGAAGTAATCAAACGGACCGCATTCTGGACCCGCTTTTCTGTTTCAACAATATTTGCGGCCGCAAGATTCACGTTAGCAAGGCTCACCCGGTATTGATCCCCGTCCTCAACCGGCGGTAAATCCTCGAGCCGGTGAATATCATTAATCGACAGGAACCCGGCCTGCATCGCAATCGAATAGGCCGAGAATCGATCTTGAAGGCTTGCCCGCAAAAGCGAATCCACATTGATCCGGAGAAAAGCATCACCCGGGAGAAGCTTTGTGTAGGCCGCCTCAATCTTCGAGATATACGGCAGCAGCGTATAGGTGACAAATTGCCGGGAAGATTCCTCCACCGACGCATACGACATAGCGCCTTGCCGGGTCGACTGCAGCATATGAACCGGGATGCGGAAGATTCTCGCTACTTCCTCCACCGCGAATTCACGGGACTCGAGGGCCTGGGCGTCCGTCGGATCTACCGAAGTTTGAGTGTATTTCGCGCCGGCGGAAAGGATCCCGGGTCGATGGGATTTCCTCCAGCCCTTGTGTCCGGCCTCCCAGGAATCCTGCAAAGTCTGGGCCTGTTCCTGGGTAAGCTCATACGGCACTTCGATGATGCCGGCCGTTGTGCTGCCGGATCCGAAAAACGTAGCCGCGAATTCCTCAAGTGCCTTCGTTAAACCAAGGGTTTCCCGAAGCTCCGTGATTCGTGAAGTGCCACGAAGTTTCCCCGGTTGCCGTAGCTCCGTGATATGAACTACGTCCTCCTCCGGGAGAATGAACCGGCCGTTATCGATCCGGAATTCGATCCGCATCGTTTCCCGGTTACGGACAACCTCGACCCGGCGGGGATCCATCACATGAAGGGCGATAATGTCACCGCGGGAATCACGAATGATCCGGCTAAACGAATTACCGTCCACAAGCAAAGAAACCAAAAGGGCCTGGTAATGGTCGGATCGTTGCATCGATGGATCCGGTTCCGGGCTATCCACCCACACGGGCCGCGGGCGATATGGCCGCCGCTGCCCATCATCCCGGATAAACGTATCCATCGGCATAGTCGAAATCGAATCCGAAATCAAACGGATAGCGGCATACACCGGGCCGATCGTGAACGAATTCTCTTGAGTGATCCGGACACCGGAACGTGTCCCGGCCGGGACATCGGCACCCATCTCGAAAAGCTTCTGGAAAGTAATAGCCCGCTTCTCTGGAGAAGAAAACAAATTGTTAAGCATTCTTGCTCCGTTCGATTGCTATTCCAATCAGCACCAGGAAAATTCCGCCGGTGATGAATCCGGCCGCCGGCTCAATCAGGGCCGCACCCGCAGTAACGGATACCGCGCCGATCAGCTGCACAATAGCGGCCATGATTTCCCTCTCATGAAAAGAACATAGGAACAGACGGTTTCGGTGCTTCCCGGTACATCGTTGCCCGGTCGAAGGCACCCACGGCACAAACCGCGCCGTCGATTTTGCGTAAACTCCAACGGTTTTCCTTAACGATCCTCGGCCCTAACCGGTCCGTTTTCACGACCGCGTTAGCGATATGCCGTGATAATTGCGGATCGTGATCGTGGGATAAACCGTTACTCATGACAGCATCGAAAAACTTTGCACAACTAGGAACCATTCGGGCCGGTGAGGAAGTCGGATATTCCACGATCGGAATACCGGACTCCGCTAGAATCTGCATCGACCGTTGCCACCGGAACGGATCGAAGGGCACTTCCACGACCCGGAATTTCTTGCAAGCTTCCATCACGGCGGTTTCAACTTCGGATATTTCTACCCGCCATTCGTCCGAATCTTCCGGTTGCTTTTCCCATGCGGCAACCTTGAATATTCGCGGTTTCGGTTCCACCGTACAACCAGCGATAAATGTTGAGTCACCGGAAAAAGATCCGTCCACGAAAAGCACGACGGGAATATCAGGGCCGGGAATATCGCACCGGTCGAGGGAATCCCAGGCACCGGCAGGAAGCCAAGCCGTCGAGGATGCAACCCATTGATTCATTCGCTTCGTGCGAAACTCATTCTCCGGAGTCCGACGAACCGCCGAATCGAAATCCTCCGGATCCTGCAAAGTCCCGAAACCAGGATTCGCAATCATCCACGATTTCGGATCCCGGTGATCCGCATCCGGTCCGGCCTGCCACCAGGCCATGAAAAAACTAGGATCATCCTGCTCACCGGCGGCAATCCTCGAGCCATATTGAAAGAGCCGGTAACACACGGAATCCTGACCGGCAGAATCCGTACGAACCCCGGCTGTGGTGATCCCCAAAACCAGGGCATCGACGCGGGCCGCCTGTGCCAGGCTCATTACATTCCAAAGATCATCATTCGGGGCAGCATGCAACTCGTCGTAAATAACCAGGGTCGGGGATAAGCCTTCCTTCGTGAAAGCTTCACTCGACAGCACCCGGTATACCGAACCGGTTTGAACATTCTCGATAGCGTCCCGGTAAACCTTCGTAACCTCGACCAGCTCCGGGGACCGTTCTACCATTTGACGGGCCGAACCGAAAACGATCCGGGCCTGATCCCGATCAGCTGCACATGAATAAATCTCGCCACCGTTCGGGCCAAGCATCAAACCATAAAGACCGATACCCGAACCCAGGGCCGATTTACCATTCTTTCGCGGCAAACCAATAATGCCCGTCCGGTGCCGAAGCTTTCCATCTGGCCGCCGAGCAAACAAAGCACCCAAGACCTTTTTCTGCCACGGCAACAAGAGCAACGGATCACCGGCATGACCACCCACCGAATCTTTCACTTGGGGGCAAAGCTGCTCAATGAAATCCACAACGTGGCCGCCGGAGCCCCGGCGAATATCGGCCACCGGAACCGGAGTGATAATCGCCGGCGGCCACCCTTTAACGGCAGGCATCAGACACTACTTCTGTTTTTCCCGAAGGGCCTCGAGCTTAGTTTTCGTTTTCACCTCGGCCAAACCAAGGCGGGCCCGCGCCGCCGGATCGAAACCAAGATTAGAAAGCAAACCGATAATCTGCTTATCAAGATCCCGCAAATGCTTCCGGCATTCCGGGGCACCATTCAAAGCAAGCTCCCGCAAACCCTCACGTTCCTCAAGCATCGACCGAAGCAAAGCCAAAGCCGGGGCATCAGTCCGAGCCAACCAAACCACACCGTCGGCCATGACCTGGGCAAACGCATCCGCGGCCGTAAATTCATGCGGCAAAGCATCCGCCGCCGGCACAAGGGCCAGACTCGAGGAATGCCGATCGGCACGATACGAACCTAGTTTCTTGTGAGCTTCGGTCGGTTTCCTCGGCCGGCCTCGAGTCACGCGAAAACCTCCAAATCCCAGAATCTAATTTTGCCACCGTCCCTGCCTGTG